ACGATGTTGAGGTGCTTTGTTACTAACTATTCGTGCGCCACGTTACCGGCGCGCCTACCAATTACTCACGGATAGATTCTCTTCGGCGTGAAGCCTGGAATCTCGAAGTACGCCTCTTTTCTGTAAACGTTCAGGTCGTCAGCGCGCAGCTTCATGACCAGATCTTCTGCGGCCTTCTCGTCGTAGACGCGGGTCGACTGGAACTCTCCCATGTCGTGGCTCAGGGCGATGATCACGTAGTAGTAGCGGGTCCCCGCGATCGTGTTGCTCACCGTCGTCGTCCGCCGAGCAACGCGCGCAGCTTCCCGAACGCGGCCGGCGGCGTGTACGTCTTGCGCGCCCACGTGCGGAACCCGTCGAGCGTCGTCGGGATCGCCGCCTTGCGTTCGAGCCGGAACCGGCGGCGCGCGGTGTCGATCGTGTGCACGGCGGTCATGACGGAATCTCCTCGTAGCCGACGATTTCCTTGCACGCGCGGCAAATCACCGCCCAGATGCGCTTGCGCAGCCCGAACCAGGAGAAGCGCGCGACCTGTCCGCGCATGAACGGCTCGAACGGATAGCGGCAGTTCGGGCACTCCACCAGCGGCGGCGGCATCGACCGCGACGTGATCGCTTGGATGGGGCTCATGTGATCGCCTCCTCCGGCGCGCTCGCTACATCAACGTCGGCTGCCATGAACGCCTCGTCCTCGAAATCCGGCAGCGCCAGCTCGACGACGCTCTGCGAGTAGCCCGGCCATTCCTGCGCCGCCTCGCACTGGAGCAGCCGCTCGAACCAAAGACGGCACAGGCGCCGCCCCAGCTCGATCGTCGCCGGCGCGATGCGGAACACCGTCACCACGAACGGCGCCGTCGCCTCGACCGCCACGACGTAGTGCTCCTCCGGGTCGGGCAGGCCCGCCAGCACGGCGCCGTCGCTGTACCACGCCAGCTGGCCGTGGTAGCAGAACCGCCGCACCTTGAACGGGAAGAAGCGCGGGTCGGCCGTCTCGCCCGTCTTCAGTTCGGTGACGTGACGCCTGCCGCGCACGTCGGGCGTGCCGCGACAGAGGCGCCCTTGCAACCGCCACGTGTAGGTTTTTTCGCGCTCGCCGTCGAGCACGCTACACGCCAGCCGGTTCGCCTTTACCGCGGCGGCCATGCCGTTCGCCTTGCGATACTCGCTGGGCGACAGGATGAGCGCGTCTGGGTTCTCGTCCTTGAACGCGTCGAACATCTTCCCTGCGCGACGCCCGTATCCGTATTCGATCACCTCGACGCCGCCCAGCACCAGCGAGTGAGCCGCGCTGCCGATGTCGATGCCACCGCCCGCCGGCCCTTCCGCGCCGAAGTAGTGCGCGGCGGACTGGGAGAAGCGCTTGAGACGCGAGAACCGCAACGCCTCGTCTGCTGGCGCTTGCGGGCGGTCCGCGTCGGCGAGGAGCTGCTGCAACTGCTCGGCGGGGCTCATGGTACGGCCTTCAGCGCCGGGCGACGCGACATGGTGTCATCGGCAGCCGCGATGAGCAGTTCGCCGAGACGACGAGCCTTCTTGGCCGTCATCAGCATCGACGTCGTGACGCCGTGGGCGTTGAGCTGCATCGACACGTTGTCCGTGCGGTCGTCTCCGGCGATCACGGCCACGTACACCGGGGCAAACAGCGCCGACAGCTTCCCGCGCGGCCGCTCCTTGGCGCCGGAGATGATCACGCGATCGTGAATGATGCCATTGTCGTCGCGCTCGAACGCCTTCATGACGCCGCCGTTTCGTCGTCGTCCGCCCCGGGCTCCCGCTCGTGTGGAGCGTCCAGCGGCGGCGTGTCCTTCACCTTCGCGCCGGGGATGCCCGGCCGAATCCGCACGCACTCGACCGTCTGCGACCCGAACTGCGTCGTCGTCGGGTAGAGCGTCACGCGCTTGCCGATCCAGCCGGCGCTGTCGAAGCCGCCGTACATCGCCGCGATGCTGCGCGCGTTCGTGATGTTGAGCGCCAGCCCCTTCTTCGCGCCCTGGAAGAACAAGATCGGTTTCTTGTTCGACTTGCCGCCGGTGCCGACGAGCGTCCCGCCCGTCACCTTCGCGATCGTCACGGTGACGTCGCGCCCCTGCAAGTCGTAGGCGTACAGATAGGCCTTATCAAAAAGTGAACGGACGTCCATGGTCAGCCTCCTTCGGTGGTTGGTGTTTCGTCGTCGTCGGAAAACAGAGCGTCGAGCACGTAGACCGCCGCATTTCTAGAGCGGTCCTCGATGATCTCGGGCGTCAGCACGTGGCCGGCGCGCACCTGAAGCGCCGCGCGGATCGCGTCGACGATGAGCTTGCCCATGACGTCGTCGGGCGCGGGGGCGAGGCTCATCGGACCTTCCTGTCGGCGCGTCGCTGGCGGCACTGCTCTCGGTTGCAGGCCAGGCAGACGCGAGCAGTCCTACCCGTGCGCCTGTTTTGCTTGTTGTACGTGTTCTCCGGCGTGAACAGATGCCCGCGAGCGCAATCTCTCTTCAGCATCTCCGGCGGAGCGCAGAGCCCATAGGCGGCTAGACTCTTCACCCGATTCACAGGCCGGTCGAAGACCTCCTGGGGGTCGCCGCCGTGGGCGTAGATGAGGCTCGCGACCGCCTTGTACGACCGGCCCGATGCCCTGCAGGCGTCGAGTAAGCACATGCGCTGCCCCAGGTACGTGACGAAGATGTTTTGGACGCGGTTGCGCGCCTGTTCCTCCCTGGTCGCCCACCGGCAGTTCCTCGGCTCGTAGTTGCCATCGTTGTCGATGCGGTCGATCGAATGGTCAGCCGATGGACGGCGACCCATGTCGGACAGGAACGCCTCGAAGCTCCCTCGCCATCGCTCGCAGACCGTGATCCCGCGACCGCCGTAGCGCGCGTATCCGAGAAACCTCGGGTTGTAACAGCGCGTCTTCATGGCCGCCCACGCCTCGTACTCCGGCGACCTCCTTACCCCGCGCGAGGCCCCCGACGTTTCCATATGGCTTTTCACGGGCGAACCTTCCGGTTCGAGCCGCAGACCTGGCACAGTCGATCGCCGCAGATGAACATCGAGGCGTCGCGGGGAATCCGGCCGAGGCAGTCGACGCAGCGTCCGTCGTCGGGGCGGGCGTCGTGGGCGCGCATCGACTCGAACACGTTCGTGATGTCGTAGCCGGGGAGCGCGTCGTCCTCGTCGTCGATGGCCTCGGGGATGCCGTCGGATTCGTCGTTGTTGAGCATGGGACTGAGATTAAGACACATAAGCTTCGCCGTCAACAACAAAAGACACGGCCCCCGACGTGTACATCCCTCGCTATTCGTCGGGCTTGCGCCGGTGGGCTTCCGGGGCCGTGAGAATCAGTCGGCGATGCGGGCCCAGGCGGACAGCGGCACGCCGAACCGCTTGCGCAGCGCCTCGGCGGCGGCGCGCGGGATGGGCCGACCGGCGGGGTCGCCCTTCGGCTTGTACCAGCTCTTGACCGTCGAATCGCCACGTTTCAGGTCGCGCGCCACCTCGGCGATCGTGACCCGATGGCGCAGCAGGGCGACAACGAACGGATGTTTGCGCTGGTCCATGGGCCTGCCGCGACGTGGCGCCTCGACGGTGCTTGCGTTCATCGTGTCGATTGTGTCATTCTGTCCTGGCGATGGCAAGAACGAATCCGGCCGGACCAGCGGGTAGAACGCGTCCACGATCGCCGCGCGCGCCTCTGGCGTTGGAGCTTCGCGCCGATCGATCCATGCCCACACTGTCGGTGCCGGCAGTCCCGCCCGGTGCGCCCACGCCTCGACCAGCGCCACGATCAGCGGATGTTCGGCTCGCACCGGCGCAACCTACCACGCACAAGCTGGTTCGCTACGGCTACACGTCGTGCGGGCTGATCCGGATGCGGAACCCGGGCATCGAGGTCACGATCTACGACCGGAACGTGACCTGCGGTCCGTGCATCGCCCGGCGGGACGCGTTTCGCAAGAGCGCGAAGTTCCGGGCGCGGGCGGCGGGGGTCGCGTGAACCGCGTGAGCAAGTCTGCGCTGCACGCGGTGGTCCTACGTGTCGTCGAGACTCGTTCGCGGTGCCCAGCGTGCGGAAAGCGTCCGGAGATATTCAACGATGGCGGCGACTGGTACGACAGGCACATCCGCCTGACCGCGCTGTGCCACGGGTCGACGAGCTACTTCGTAAGCGAACTCGACCGCGCGATCGTTGGCCCGCAGCGCATCGTCGCCGAGCTGGCTGCTTGGATGCGCGGCCTATTCGTGCTCGACGCCTTTCCCGACATGCTGGAGCTGCTCGCGTACAACCGCGGCGCGTTGCCCGGAGCGGGCGCGTGAGGTTCACGATCGAGGGGCCGCCTCGAACGAAAAAAAATAGCATGCGGATCGTGAAGTCCGGTACACGGTCTCGCCTGATCCAGTCGCGGGCCGCGATGAAGTGGGAGGATGACGCCCTGCTGCAGCTGCGGTCGCAACTGCACCGCGCACCGTCGGACCTTCCCGTCGTGGTGCTGCCGTACTACTGCGGGCCGGTGAGCATGGCCGCGACGGTCTACCGCGACCGGGCCGTCGGTGACTTGTTAAATTTCTTGTCGGCTATCAGCGACGCGCTCGAACGCGCGGGCGTGGTCAGCGACGACAAGCTGATCGTGTCGGTGGACGGGTCGCGGCTGGCGCTCGACCGCAAGCGACCGCGGGTTGAGATAGAGCTGCTACCGGCTACGTAGCCGCCGGCTTGCGCGACACGAGCGGCACCAGCGCCAGGTCGATGTACCCGACCAGCGTTCCGCGCGCGCCGTCCTCGGGCCGCCAGATGTGGCGCACGACGGAGCCGCCGGTGCGCGAGCCGCGGCGGTCGGAATTGCCCTCGATCGTTTCCAGTAGCCCGCCGCCGTTCACCTCTTCGACAATCCCGCAGTGCCCCTTCCCCTTGCCGTGGTCCATGACGATGATCGCGCCGCGCACCGGCCTGTCGACCTTCGCGGCGTCGGGCGCCTGCTCCCACATCTTGAGCACGCCGGCCGTTCGCGGGCACGGGTTGAGCATCTCCAGTGCGTTCGCCGCCGCCTGAAAGCAGTGGTGCACGAAGGCGGCGCACCATGGATGCCCCGGCCCCAAGCCGACGCCCGCCAGCATCTCGTCGATGACGGGACCTGAATTCGGCGACGTCTCTTTCGTCCCGAGGAACGCGGTCGCGCAGATGACCGCGCCGTTCGTCAGGTCGCCGCCGTGGAATAGACGCTCGGGTGACACGACGGGGGTCCTTTCCTCCGCGTCGTCAATCACGCTATCGCCGGAACCGGCTGTTCCGATGACGGCGACGGCGTGTTGAGTGAGGTCGTACAGTTGGCGTTCAACAATCCTTGCAGCGTCTCGTGAAAGCTGTGGAAACGCGGCATCAGCTGCACGGAACGCGCGAGCAAGCGCCTCAGCCTTTTCCGCGCACTCCCGGAAGAGCTCGCGTTTGACGTCGAGTTCGGAGGCGCGATCATTTGACATCGCCCGGCGGGGCGGATCCCGGCTTCTCGTGGAACAGCCCCGCTCCCGTTCCGAGCGCTGCCGCCACCACGCCCCAGGCCACGGGGAGAATCCCGCCCGTCACCAGCGCGCCGCCCACCAGGCTCGCGAGCATCAGACCTTTGTACAGCCAATTCATCGTTGTTTCTTCCTTTCGCTGCGTTCCTGTTCGCGAGCGGCTCTCTGCGCGGCCGCCTCTTTCGTCTCGACGACGATCCGCCAGTCCTCCATCGCGCGATGCCGAGCTTCGCTCGCGGCCGCGTAGCGATCCCACTTGTCGATCATCTTGTCGACCTTCACCTCGACGAACTGCTGTTTAACGAGCAGTCCGCCGGCCGCGAAGACGATCGCGAGCAACGTCATCAACGGGACCTTGCTCGCCCAGTTGTGCCGGCCGGTTTTGTCCTCGTCGGTCATAACGGACCGTCAGTGCGTCAGTTGACGTACCAGGCCTGAGAAAATATCCACTGCCCGGCCGAGAGAAACAGACTGTACAGCTTCGCTCGCGTCGCGTTCGGGCCGTGCGTGGCGAGCAGGCCACCCACTCCGTTTCTGATGATGTACGTGAAGGCCGACAGGTCCTGTACCAGGACGAACATCGTGTCACCGGCAACAGCGTTCGTCGTCTCAAGTGTCAGCTCGCGATTTGCCGTCAACGTGCCCACGGGGAGCCTGGCGGCTGCGATCGTGAGCGTCCCCGGGGCAATCGCCACCGTTGCATCCGTGAGGTCCGTTGCGTGAAACTTCGGGATGAACGCCAGAGCGTCGATGCTCATCGTCCCCGGCACCAGCGTCGTCGCCGGGATCACCAGGTTCTCACGCGAGCCGTCTGCGCTCAGCAGCTTCGCCGAACCATCGCCGTCGACGATCAGGCGTTTGGTGTCTGTCGGCGGAACGGAGACGTTTTCGCCAACGGGCAGATCGAGTGCCATGTCAGAGCCCCTTCCCTGCGAACGCGACGTCGAGCGCCGTCAGCGTGCCGCTCGTTCGGTCGTACCAGAAGCGCACCCAGCGTTCGGCGCGGTCGGCGAGCGTGATGATGTGCGTCCCGTTGTTGCTGGCCGGGTTGGTGGTCGCCTCGGTGTAGATCAGAGCCGCGGCGGGCACGGCCGCCGGCTGCTCCTGACGGGTGCTCGCGTCCACGACCGGCCCGGCGTTGCTCGCCTCGATCTTGAACACGCCGATGGCATCGGCCGAGGCCCACTGGACGTGAAACGACAGGTTGTCGACCCCCTCGACGTTCAGCCACGTCCCGACGACGTCCGCGGCGCCCCCGGCGACGTCGATGTAGTCCGGCTTGTGCTCTCGGTTTCGGTTTGACATGGCGCTCCTATGCCCTCGTCAATGCACCAGCGTCACGCGGCCGACTTCTGCGACGGCAACAGCTCGTCGGTGGGCTTGATGGACCGGCTGCTTTGCTTGCCCGGCGGGGCCTGCTGTGGCGGGGCCAGGTCGGCGAAATCGTTGGCCAGGTCCAGGTCGATCGGGTCCTCCTGTAGGAGGATCTTGATCTGCCGGTCCTGGTCGTCGGTGACGTCCCACTTCTCGCCGCGGCGGCCCTTCATCGTGGCGATGGCGTCGTCGAGCAGCCCGCCCTCGCCCGCCAGCAGCTCGTAGATCGCTGGGTAGGCCGCCGCCAGCGCGCCGACCATGACCATGTCCAGGGCGCCCACGGTCATCGCCTTGACCGCCGACAGCGGGTCGACAGCGACGCGCCACGCCCGCACGAACCGGTCGAGCTCGTACGGCTCCGGCGGCGACACCTCGAGGCGCGCCGTCGTCTTGGTCACGCGCCGGGGCTGGGCGTTCTGCAGATACTCGATCGCGGTGGTCGCGGCGGCCAGCACCGCATCCTGAATGTCGTCGGGTAGCGCGTCGAACAGGGCCGCGTTCTGTTCCTCACCGACGTCGCGCAGGAGGTCCGACACGGTCTGATAGTCGAAGTCGGGCTCTTCCTCGTCGTCAGGCTCGGGCTCGCGGACCGCCAGCGCCTTGAGCAGCAGCGCGCGGGCGCGCTTCGTGAAGCTGGCAGCGTCGTTCTGCCGCTCGACGGTGAAGCTCGGATCGCCGCGGAGGATGGCGTCGAGGCCGAGCGCGGCGACGATCGCCTCGCCGGGGAGGCCTTCGGGCTCGGGGGCGATCACGATTCACCCAACATCTGCGCCTGTTCTTCGTGCAGTGCCCGCGCCGCCGCATTTGACGCCTCGACGCTCTTGAACTTGCCGAGGTGGCGGCCGGTACGCTTGTACTGCTCGACGGCCTCGTCGTCTGTCATGATGCGGCCGTCGTCGCTGACCGTCGGGATCAGCACCTCCTTGCCGTCGATGTTGACGCCCAGCGACCTGATCGTGCTGGTCGAACCGTCGGCGTTCTTGACGTGCGGCCGGTTCGTGAGGTCGATGTTGCCCATTTCGACCTGGCCGGGGAATCGTTCGCGCTGAGCATTCGCCGCCGACACCGGGCGCACAACGTCCGTTCCCTCGACGACGGACAGCGTATCGTCCAGTTCGCGCGCGCCGCGGCGTACGACGTCGCCGGGGATGCGCTTGATCTTCGCGCCCAAGCTCATCTCGGCCTCGGCCTCGGCTCGATGCTTCAGGGCGTCGCGAACGGGTATGAGCGTCGAGATCTGCCGGTTGCGCTGCTTGAATTCGTCGAGCTTCACGCCGCTCGTATTGGCGGCCACGTCGTCGATCTCCTGGTTGAGGACTTGGTAGATCTTCCCGAGCGCCTGGCGTCGCGTGTTCGGCTTGATGGTCCGCGCCGGGTCGGCCACGGTGCCCATGTCGTTCCGGATGTTGCGAATCTGCTGCGCCGTCAGCTTCGCGGTTTCCAGGCCCTCCGGGCTTGAGCCGTATCGCTTGAGCAGGTCGGTCCTGACGCGGTTGACGGCGTCGGCCGCCACGCCGCGGCCTTGCAGGTTCAAGCGTTCTTCGAGGCCCGCGAGTTTCTCGGCGATCGGTTGTAACGGGACACCGCCGTGCTGGCGCTGCATCGCCGCGTACGCCGCGTCGTTGGCGTCGACCGCCTTGTTGATCACGCCGTCCAGATCCTTCGCCGCGGCCGCCGGGTTCGTCTTGGCCTTCACGGTGACCGCGCGCCGGGCGACGGGGATCTCGGTCAACACCTCGGCCAGGGTGGCTCCCTCTTCGCCGGCCTTGAACTTGACCTCGTTGGTGAGCCGCGCCGGGGCCTTGCGCGCGCCGCGCGTGATGTCGCCGACTGCCCGCTTCGCGCCGCCCGCCACCACGTTCGCCACGCCGGGCAGAGCGCCGAACGCGCCTCCCAGCAGCGCGCCCGTGGTGGCGTCGCCGCCCATCGTCTTGCTTGCGGCCGCGCCGGCGGCGGCGCCAGATGCGACCGGGACGAGCGCGGGCGCGACCGCCCGCGGCAGCACCTTGCCCGCCAGGCTGCCGGCTGCACCGCCCGCGATTTTGCCAGCGGCGCCGGCGGGGATCATCGACGCCATGAAGGCGAAGTTCTCGAACGATTCGTCCGCGGCGGGCTGCTCGGAGACGCTCAGCGCCTCTCGCTGCGCCTCGAACGACTGACCCGGTAGGATGGCGGCCGGACCGACGCGCGTGATTGCCTCGGTCTGCGGTCCGGACATGGTCCCCGCCTGTTCGGCGGTCAGCGGGCGCGGCCCGGGCGGGCGCAGCGATGCCGCGCGGCGCGCCTCGGGTCCCGCATCCGTGGACGCGAGCCGAGCCGCCGGCGCCGGCGCGCCCTTGGACTTGAGGTAGGCGTCTGGATCAAAGCCGCCGCCCGTCGCCTCGCCCCCCTGCTTCGCCGCCAGATAGCTGTCCGGATCGAACGCCACCTAAAGGGCCCCATTGACCTTCAGAATGGCGCGCGCGCGCGGGTCGCCGAGGTTCTTCTTGGCCCAGTTGACCGCCTCGCTATCCTGCTCTTTCGAGGGCGCGGTGGACTTCGCTTTCGCCGGCGTCCCGCCCGTTGCGCCAAGCGAGCGACCTGCAACGCCCGACAGCTTCAGGAGGTCCTGCAATTCCTGTCGAGCCGCTGCGTAGCCGCCGGACGACTGCGGGCCGTACTGGTTGAAAAAGTTCGTCCATTCGGACGCGCTGATCGCCGCGCCCGACTTCGCGCGCCCCAGCGGCTCCATCAAGCGGCGCACGTCGGCGAAGTATTTCTGCCCCTCGGGCGACAGGCCCTCGACCTCGCTCTTTGCCGCGAGTCCGACCGATCGCATGCCGCCAGCTACCTTGGCGTTGATGATGCCAAGCGCCCCGCCCCCCTGGGGCGTCGCGGCCGCAAAAACCTCGGCCTGATTCTGCAGCCAGCGCGCAGTGTCCGCCTCGGTCGGGACGTACTTGGATTTCTCCAGCGACTCGACTGCTCGGATGCCGGCGCGGCCCTGCTCGGCCGACTTGTTCTGAGACTCGGTCCCCTTCGTTTGCGCGACAATCTTGTCGAATTCCTTTGAACCGACTCCCTTTGATGCGGCAAGGCGTTTCGCCCCCGGAATGTCGCCGGGATTGTCGATCAGATGCTGCGCGACGTCTGCGCCGCCAACACCGCCACTGGCCTTCCCGCCGCCACCGCCCGCACCGCCGCCCTTCCCCTTGCGCTCGAGCACCGCCGCCCGCGCGTTCATCACGCGGATCTGCGCCGTCTGCAGGTCGCCGGGCGTGCCGCCCTTGCGCTTCATCTGCTCGATCCGCGCCTGTTGCAGCGCGTGCTGATCCTCAGCCTGCAGCGCCTTGGCGCGCGCCGCGGCCTGCCCCTCGCGGAGCTTCAGGATGCGCGCGTCGGCGTCGATCTCCGCCTGCGACACGCCGCGGTCCTTGAGCTGCTGCTCCCCCTGCCGCAGCGCCAGGTTGTATTTGGAGGCGAGCCGCGCATCGGCGTCGCGTCGCATCCTGTTGCGCCCCTCTTCGACGTCGCCGAGCCGCGTGCGCGCCTGCACAGCGCTGTCCTTGAGCGCCGCGATGTTGGCCTTCTGCAGCTCCGTGTCGTCGTGCCACTGCTTCTGTAGGTTGGTGAGCGCGTGGTTGCTGGAGTCGCCGCCACCGGCCGACCGGAACGCCGCGCCGAGGCCGCCGAAGATGACCGACAGGACGGCCTTGCCCTTGTTCTTGGTGCGCGGGTCAACCAGCTTCGTCGTCTCGTACGCCTTCGTCTTGGCGTCGAGGTCCTGCTCCGCGGCCTGGCGGCGCTGCAGGTAGTCGGCCTGCGAAAGGCGTGCATCCTCGTCGGCCTCCCGCGCTGCCTCGGCGCTGCGGCGGGCTGTCTCGGCCTCGATGCGCCGCCGCTCGATGTCCTCCTCGCCCTGTCGCTTCGCCAGCGCCTCGGCCTCGGCGGCGTTCGCAGCGGCCGCAGGCGTGCCCTGGACGGGCGGGAGGCCCGTGGTGACGTCCGGTGCCACCGGCGCCTCTTCCGGGGCTGCTGCGAGGTCTGGCGCAACGTCAGGGGCGATCTCGTCGAGGTCGCTGGGCACCGGACCGAGGCCCGACTGCTCGATCGGGGTCCCGACGTCGCGGATCAGGTCGAGGTCCTCTTCGGTCTCGTCGAGCAGATCGGGGTCGGCCATGGCGTCACCTGTGCACCAACGTCACGCCATGTCGGCGGCATCCCAGGGCCTGCACACCCGGTCAGCTTGCGCGCCAAACGACGCGGTGAGACGCTTGATGCATGAAACGGGCACGAATGATCGCAATTGCGGTGTTTGCGACCGCAATTGCGGTCGGGTGCGGGACCAGCAACGACGACCCGCTCGACGGTACGGCGTGGGCGGTCGAGTTGTCGACGGCCTGCGCGGCGGGCCTGGCGTTTCAGGGCGGCGGCTACCGCGACCTCCTCCTGTGCTCACTCACCGACGGCACCATCGGCCTTCAGGAGGCTAACGGCACGTACGAGATCAACGGCGATCGGCTCACGCTGCACATGGACCGCGCGTCGTGCAATTGGCTGCGCGACACGGCCACGGTGTCATGGGAGATCACCGGCAGCGGCACGCTGCGGCTTCAGGATTCGTCCGGCATCGTTGTGTTGGAGCGACTCACCTCAGGAGGCGGCTCGTTCGTCGGCACGTTCGGCTGTTTCGACGACGCGGGCGGCTTCACGCTGATGCCCGTGCACACGTTGTAGCTACAGGCCGACCACTGAGCCGGCAGTTTCGAGAATGCCGGCCTTGAACTTGTTGTCCGCAGCGGCGTTCGCGATCCCCCCCGTAACCGCCGCGTTCCCGGCGCCGGCGCCGATGCCCAGCGCCGCCATCTGCTGCTGAAGCAACATCTGCCGGTGCCGCTCGGCGAGCTCGTTCTGTTCGAGCTGGGACCGCAGGTTGTTGGCGTTCGCTTCCTGGGCGAGGCGCGCGTCCTGCGACGCAACGTCCACGTCCTGGCCGCGGATGCCCTGGTTCGTCTGCGCCAGTAGCGCCCGGGCCCGGTCCTGCTCGGCCGCTCGCGTGGCGGCCGCGTCGAGGTTCGTGTTGGCGAGGATGTCGGCGCTCGCCAGCGTGCCGGCGCGCGCGGCGCCGCCTGCCGACCGCCCACCCAGCGCGCGGGCCTGACCGAGGGTGGCGGCGATGTTCTTGCCCGACTGCTTCTGAAGCTGCAGTTCCGCAGCGCTGGGCACCGTGCCGGCAGCCGCAGCACCCAGGGCGTCGAGCTGCTGCATCTGGCGCGCGCGCAGCTCGTCGGACTGGGCCTTGTCGAGGGCAACCCGCTCCTGCGCCGCTGCCTCGCCGGGGCGGTAGTTGTACCGCTCGGTCGAGAGGTCGTCGCCCAGACCGAACGCGGCCCGCTGCGAATTCAGCGCGGGCGACAGGTCGCCGAGCATGGGACTGAGAAACTTGGACCCGATGTCCACTGAGTCTCCGAGGCCGGGCTCTATTTCGTTCAGCACCCGAACGGTCGGCGACGCGCTCCCCCCAGTTGGGGCAATGGCCTCTCCCCTTGTGGTTCCCGTAGTATTTGCCGCCAGGGGCGCGCCGGTGTTGCCTGTGATCGCCCCGGTACGCGTCGTTGTGTCGCCGGGCGGCGCGGTCGCGCCGGTCGTGAGCGCCGACTGTGTCGTTGTGGTGCCGCCTGCGGGCGGCGGAGCGTTGTTGTTGGTGCGTTGAAATTGATCTGCGGGACCGGGGGGGCGCTGCATCGGCGGCGCCATCCCAACGTTGTTGTTGGTTCGCCCGGCGAGTGCCGTCTCCGTCGCCGTGGACGGCGCTACGGCGCCGCCTACCTGCGTGCCGACCGTGGTGCCGGCTTGCGCGCCCGCGCCGGTAGAGGGCGGTGGGACGCCGAGCGCGGCCATCATTTGACCGGCTGGCGCCACCTGTCCCGACACGTACCCGGAGCCGCCCGTCGACACGCCGGTTTGCTGCTGCCGAACCGCCGCCTCATCGGGGGAGATGCCGAGCGCCTCCTCGATGCCGGTGCCGCGGCGGCGCGACACGCCGGCCGATGGTGTGCCCACGAACGACGTGCCGGTCTGGCCCGGGGACGTCGCTCGTGGGGTTCCGCTGGTTACCGTCGCCATGGGCTCACCAGTGCACCGGCGTCACGTGACGCGCCTGCTCGACGGCACCTTGTCCATGCCCTCCTTGGACACGGGGATCAGGGCCACGCCGATGATGTCGGGGCCGGCGGTCTGCGGCAGCGTCAGGGTGATCTCCGTCGCGTCGATGACCCCTGAGGAGCCTGCTGGATCGGGCGACAATGTTACGTCGGTGGCGCTGGCGACCGCCGTGATCTGGTAGGTGCCGTCGTAGTCGCCGCCCGGCGTTCCGGCGATCACCAGCGTCCCGCCGACGTGGCCCGACGTAAACGCGCCGTTGACGAACGACCACTCGGAGCCGCCCAGGTACTCATCATCGACATCGACCACGATCGCCGTCGATGCGGGCGGTCCGATCTCGACTTCGATCATCGTCGCACTCGCCTTCTGCTGCGCCGGCCGCATCTCCCAGTTCCACCGCTGTGCTGTCCCGTCGAACGGCAGCTCGGCCGATTGAAACGGCGACGTCGCCATGTCCTTGTACAGCCGCACAGTGGCGGTATGCGCTGCGCCGCCGTCGCCGACGCCCTGCAGCCGCCTGATGCGCTGCCAGCCCGCCAGGCCGCCGGCCTGGTACCAGGGCGAGCGGATCTTCCCGGTGTACGCGGCGAGCCCCTCCTGATGCCGCGTCGTCGACTCGGCCATGACGTAACCGTCGGTGGCGCGCGCGTACACGACGCCATCGGCCTCGGCATAGCCAGTCGTCGCCGACAGGCACGGCTGCACCGTGTTCGTTCCCCACAGCTTCGTGGTCCAGTTCCACACGGGCGTGGTGCCGACGTCGGTGTAGAACCTGATCTCCGTCGCGTCCTTCACCACGACCGCCGACGTGACGGTCAGGCTGTCGTGCGCGTGCACGCCCTGCCCGACGTATTCGGCCGAGCCGCCAGCGGTGCGGTGGATTCCGGCGCGCTCGCCCGACGACTTGAACCACACGCCGCCGTCGGCCACGGCGATTGACTGCGGATTCTCGCAACCCACGCCGCCGTCGATGAGGCGCGGAAAGTACGTCTGCCCTTGGCCCAGCGCATTCGCGCCCTGGCCGCCGACGATGTAGGACTTTCCGGCCTTGAACACGAACAGCTGCTCGTTGAACACCGCGCCGCCCGTCGTCGGGTCGGTCGGATCGCCGACGTCGAATGTCGTCGTCTCGTTGAAGATGAGCCCGCTCGTGAAGTCGGCCTCGTTCGAATACCAGATCGTCCCGGTGCCCGACTCGCCGCACACGAGCCGGCCCTGGTGCTCCACGCACCAGGCGATCGGCGGCAGTAGCTGGTTTTCCAGCCCGTTGCCGTCGGTGTAGAGCTGCTCACCGAGGTCGTCGTCGGCGACGTTGTCGACGAGAGTGACGGTGTGACTGGTCGGATCGTTCGCGATGACGGCGACCTGAAAGAAGCCCTCGGCCGCGTTCGCCTGCGTCCTGTAAACCTCGATCAGAAAACCGCCGGGTACGTTGGTGCCCGCCAGCAAGACGCCGCGATCGACGAGCCGCAGCGTCTCAATCGTGAGCTCGAACGACTGCTCGGTTACCGTGGTGGCCGCCGCCGTTTGAACGCTCGCCGCAGATCGCCACTTGCGCCCGTTGCGGTCCACGAAGCTGTAAATGAATCGGTACAAGTACGACGCCGACGCATCGAGGTTGCCGCCCGTCTGAGGGGTCAGGACGGTGGGCGGCGGCGGGTAGTACGGGAAGCACGCCGATGCGTATGTGGCCCCGTCGAAGTGCCCGAGCAGGCCGCCCGGCACGAACAGCGACCGCAGAAACTCGGCCGGCCGCCCCACTTCGGTTTCGACGTCGGCGGCATGGCGCAGTCGGATCGTCTCGATTGCGTACACCGTGACGTCAGTTCCCGTCGCCGTGCCGGCGTTCTCGCTCTCGTCTACCCGGACGATGCTCTCCGCGGCGATGTACACCGCGCCGTCGGGCGCCACGCCAACGTCGCTCGCCGCGTTCACGACGCTGGTCAGGCCGCGGGCGTCGCGAGGGAGCGCCACGGCGAGCGGCGCCGGGTAGGTCGACGTCGCGGGCGTCAGGTCGTTGGTCACGGCGAGCACGAAGTAGCTTTCCTGATCGGCACCGGCGAACCCGGCGAGAAAGTAGAAGTTCGTCGAGTGCTGCCAGAACTTCGATCGGATGCCGACTGACAGAAATTGCGTCGCCAGCAGCGCCGACCCAGTCCACACCGCCGCCTTGATCGTCGCCTGCGTCGGCAGGCTCGGCGCGGTCATCTCGTACAGCACGCGGTAGAGGCCCGTCGCCAGGCTGCTGGTGGTCGTGCCGATGAGGTTGCGGATGCCGGCGGTCCCCACTGCCGGCGCGGCGGTCGCGGCGGCGTCGAGCACGTGTGTCGCCACCGCGTCGGAGTTGCCAGCGGTCGGGGCCGGTAGGTCCCACAGCGTGCGCAGGCCGTTGGTGGTGTCGGCGATCATGATTGCGAACTTGGCTGACGATCCGAAGTCCTGCATCCATCCGAACGCCAGGTTGGGAACAACTGCCGCGGCCGCCGTTGTGCGTGGCGTGAACGTCGAGTTTGTCGCGAGCGACGTCGCGTCGACCACCGCGCAGCGCAGCTCACCACTGGTAACGGTGCGGTACAAGATCCCAACGTTGTTGGCGCCCGCCACCGGCGCCCCGACACGAATGTCGATCGGTGTGTCGCTCAGGAGAGAGCCGAGCGTGACCTGCTCGGCCAGCGTGTACGTCGTCAGGTTGTAAGCGTCGACCTGCAGCGCGCCGCCCTGTTCGTACGCCACGACAGCGCGCGTCCCGACGATCGCAACGCGCGGAGTGATAGAGCCGGCCGTGGTCTGCCGCGTGTACAGCGGCCGCCGCGAGGACCGGTCGATGATGGTGACGATGATGTTTGACGCCGTCGCGCTCGCCGCCTGGCAGACGCTCACGATCGTATCCTCCGACACGGCCAGCGTCGGGCGCGATAGAGACTCGGTTGCGCCGGAAAACACCGGGGACGTGTCGACCTTGATCGGCCCGCGGCGGTAGCTGAGCAGGCCGCCCTCGCTCTGCGCGTGCCTTACCCACGCCTCCGGCACCGGCGCCCACACGTGCAGCGGCTCCGGCGCGCGGTTGAACCGCACCAGCGAGCCGCCCAGCGTCGCCATCTGCCACGGCGTCGACAGCGTTCCGGACGCCGGCAACGTCGCCTGCGTCGCCGTCGACAGGATGTCAGACCCGAAGCGCACCCGCGCCTTGCCCGTCTGCGGGTGGACCATGTTCTCGAGTAGCAACGTGGCGCCCGGCTGGACCAGCTGGTCGGCGAGCTCCGTCTGCAGACCCGCGGCGAGCGGAATGGTTACCGGCCGCGCCATTTACGGCCCCCGCAGCTCCGGCGGCAGTTCGTAGGTCTTGTCGCGCAACCGATCGAGGCGCTCGCGCAGTGGCGTGAGCGTGTCGGCCCAGATGCCGGAGAGCTGCTGCCCGAGGCCGGCGATCACGTACTCCAGGATGTCCGCGTTCAGGTCGATGGCGATCGGCGCCTTCTTGTCGCGCCAGTCGGCGACGAGGATGTCCCCGCCGAAGCCCGCCGCGGCGGTCGCGAGCTTGTCCGCCAGGTCGGCCACGCCCAGCTCGTCCCAGGCGCGCAGCCGCTTGCGCCCGTGCTCGGGGCTTGGCGACGGCAGGCCGACGAGGTGGGAGGTCAGCGCGAATTGCTCGTAACGGGTGATTCCGAACTTCATCGTGTTCTCCTATGCTGCCGCCGCAGCTGCGACCGCCGCCGCAATCGCTGCGGCTGCCGTTGATTGCGACGCTTCCGACGTGGCCGTCGCGGCCGTTGACGAGATCATGACCGCGAACAGGGCATTGAGCGCCGCGATATCGGTTGCGCCCTGGCCCACGGGAGACACGGATACGATCGACGGCGGTACGAGCGGCGTGCCCGCCGATGCGTCCCCGTACGCCGCGCGCCACAGCGGGCCGTCGACCACGTGCAGGGTGAGGCCGATCGAATCGTCGTATCCAGCGGCGACGCGAACGTTCCGCGCCTTGAGCAGGTTCTGCGGTGTGAGTGCCATCGGTTCCTCCTACGCTGTCGAGCTGTCGGTGAGCAGGTTATACCCGGCCAGCGCCGTCAGCAGGCTCGCGAGCGCGGCGTTTCCTCCTCGGCTACCCGTGACCGTCGCCATTGGTGCGCCGTTGAAACCGAAAAACCCCAGGTCGCTACCGGACCCGGCGACCGTTGCGTGTCCGTCCAGGCGCGTTCTCCCTGCCTGAACCCAGAATGTGATCGCCGTAGTAATCGTCACGTCGCCGGCGGCAACCGGCGGCCCCACGATCGCGACTGTCACCGCATTTGTTATCGTCTTCGCCCCGCCGGTTCCGCTGTAGGTCGGAGCAGCAACGTTCACATAGTTGAACCCCGCGGCCGTCGTGATGTTCGTGCTCCCAGTGATGGACACGGTGCTGCCGGAAACGCTGATCGCGTTCAAGGTCGCCCCCGCCGCACTGGCCCGGATTACCGGGGCCGCGACGGCCACCGCGAGCGACGACACAAAAACGCCGACCGTCGCCGCCGCAGATGTCAGCCGCGCGGTCGCTCCGTTCAAGGTTAGCGTCGCCGTATCAGCCTCGATCGCTATGTCGCGTACTGTTCCGCCGCTGGATTCGCTGACCAGCACCCACGTGTTCGACGACCATAGGGCGCGGACGCGCTCGTACGTGGTGTCGCCGATCTCCCCGAGGTTGTGCCACGACTGCTGTACGTCCTCGCCCAAGATCAAGTGCTGGGCGCCGGTGTCGTATGAGAACGCCGCGACCCCCGTCGGCGCCGTGCTCGTTCCGGTGCTGACAAGGACGGTCGCGGCCGGGGGCCAGGCGATCGCCCCGGCAACATCTGACGCCGAGGCGATCGACAGGATACCCGTCGTAACAGCAGCCTGTACGAGTCGCCCGGTCCCGGCGGCACCCAGGTCGTTGATGGACACCACGCCGCCGGTGGTGATGCGCATGCGCTCGGGCGCGTTTGGAAAAATCGCCTTCGTGAACCACACGAAGTCGCCGACGTTCTGGTCGATCCAGAAGTGCATGTTGCTGCTGTTGCCGAATTTCTCAAGGCACACGATCCCAGGACCGTAAGGGGATCCGTACGCCGAGCCCGTCGAGAACAGCGCAGTCGAAAACCCAACAGTGAAACCCGCATCATTCCCGAGCGAGAACGATGTGTAGGCGACGCCTCCCGTGTTCGGATTCGAGAACCCGAACACGACGCCACCGTTGGTGCTCCTGTTGTACTGAACCCCGATGAAGCTGCTGGGCGCGGCGTTGCCGATCGACAGGACGCTGGTCGCCTCGTCGAAAAACATCGTGGACGTCGAGCCGAAAACCAGTTTCCCGGCGTTGTCGATGTCGAGGCGCACGGTCCCGTTCGTGTAGAGGCTGAGCGACGTCGCGCTTGACGTGCCGATGAACAGGGCGCCGCTCCCCGACTTGTCGATGCTCTGATTGCCCAGCCTTGGCATCAGCACGTCACCGCCCAGCGTCAGCGCATTGGTGGTGTCGTTCCAAAACAGATTGGTGTTGTCCTGCGCGAGCTGGCTGCTTGCTGCGTAGAACGGAATCGACCCGGTCGTGCCGGCGAACGCCGTCGGCGTCGACACGCCCGCCGCCACCGTCTGCTGCAGCGTGCCGTTGCCCAGCGCGCCGAGGTTCACCTCGTTCGCCAGGTCCGCGCTCGCCTCGGACACCCAGAATCGCGCTGCCACCGACGGCACCGACAGCGTGCCACCCGTGAAGCTCAGGCCGCCACCGATCGCAACGATCGCGGGCGTGGATATTCCGGCCGCAACGGTCTGGTACAGGATGCCGTCGCCGAGCGCTCCCAGGTCCACGGCGTTCGGCAGGGACGCGTCTGCGATCGACAACCAGTAGCGCGCCAGGGCGCTTGGCGTGCCGCTCGGCCCTCCCGTGAACGGGATGTCAGAGGGCGGAAACGGCCTCGGGCCCTGCTGGCCGTTAAACCGTATCCTGACGGTCAGCGGCGCGGCCGAGGCGCGCAGGATGATCGTGTCACGCGGGCGCGGGTTGACCGTCGTCGAGCGCCAGACGGTCACGGCGGCGTCGCGGTCGATCACCTCCCACGACACGGGCGGGAAGCCCAATCCGTGGAACACCTGCACGTCCGTGTCGACGGCCGCGAACGTGACGTCGACCAGCCGATCGTTGGTCACGGCCTGCGTGAGCGACCCGAGCGTTGTGCGCAGCCGCGCCAAGATGCGATTGAGCACCGCGCTGCCCGTGTCCTGCTGCTCGACGTCGAAGGGGATCACCAATCACCGATGTCGTCGCCGTCTGTGTCGATAACCGTCGCCGGGCCACCGCTGTCGGTCTCCAGCGCCTCAAGCAGGTCGAGCCGAATCAGGTTGCGCTGCTCCTTCAGCTCCTTCGCCTGCGCGTAGCTCTCTTCTTTGGTCAGCGACTTGATCGCGGCGGTCAGCCACACGTATTCGCTGTACGGTTCGAGCTCGGCGTCGAGCGGCGTGGACACCGTGGCCGTCGTGAGGGCTGCGAACACGCCGACTGGCGGCGCGGGGGTCACGGTGATGTCGCCGGGCCCAACAACGGTGAGAATTTCATAGTCCCCGTCGTTGACTGGATCGGTGCATGCGTCGAGCGTTAGAATGTTGCCCACGTCGGCGGCTGTGAACGACGTGTCCGAGTCGAAGTGCAGCGCGCCCGCGCCGTCCGACGTGTCGTCGCCGAAGTCCATCACGATCGACCGCACCAGCAGGAGCGTGCGCGGCTTCGGCGTGTAGTAGAGCCGGTAGTTGCCGCTCGCCTGCTCCTCGGCTTGGATCTTGAGAATCGACGACCCGACCAGGTTGTAGAACCGATCGTTCGCGAACGTCGACAGGTCGCGGGTGCTGTTCTGTCGGTAGCGGTTGCGCTCGGCGAAGTTGAACGGCCGCACCTCGCGGCGCCGGGGCGTGTCGGCGTCGATGTCCAGCCCCGACAGGCGCCAGAAGTTCGTCGGCAGCGTGACCTGGGATTCGCCCGCGGCGAGCGTGAAGTCGTACGTGCGGTAGTACGTCTTCTTGAACTTGTTCGTAACGAACCGATGCAGCTCGTTGACGCCGTTTTGCAGCCACGACAGCCACGTCGGGTTGGTGACGTAGTCCGCGACGTTGGTGAGGTCGGCGCCTTCCTTCGCGAGCACGATGAGTTGTTCGGTCGTAACACTCATCGCGGGCCTACTTCGTCAGGCGGATGATCTCCTGCAGCGCGCGCAGCGTCGTTGGTGACGCCTTGATGCCCGCCGCCTGCGCGAAGTCCGCGTAGGCCGACTGCAGTTGCGCCTCGTCGGCGTCCTCGTCGGGCGCCTCGACGTCGGGCTCGGCGTCCAGCGCCTCCATGGCCTCCATCATGTCGGGCTTGGGGGCCTTCCGGGCGAGGTTGCGGGCGTATTCGGGTCCCAGCGCCACGATCAGACCTTGGCGACGAGCGCCGCCCACGTGCAGACGGTGCCCGACGCGGGGTCGGTATCCGCCTGCGTGTCGGTGCGCTTGAACTGGATCGAGAACCCGGACGTCGTCAGCAACCGCGCCTGTGGATCGCTGCCGGTCGTCGTCGGAAACGCGCTGTCGTCCGGCCCGATCATGAGCGGCGCGAGCGGCCGGACGCGCTTGTAGGTGCGGTCGAGCGCGACGGCGTACCGCCCGTCCTCACTGGCCGTCTGTGTGACCGTGCCGCCGGACAGCTTCGCGCCGTCCTGCGCCGAGATGGCACCGGACGCACCGATCGTGAAGCTGCCACCGATGAGCAGCAGCTTCGGGTTGAGCGTCTCGAGGTTGTAGCTGCGACGGGTCATGACGCTCCTATCAGGTCAGGGCCGCGAACAGGACGACGCCGCACGCGGCGGGATCCTGCATCGTGAAGGCGTGCACCGCGTAGATGCGCAGCTCAGAGCTGTTGTCGTCGGAGACGCGCACCCACTGGCCGTCGCCTTCCATCTGCACGTGGGGCGTCTCGCCAGCGCCGACGTTCTCAAAGGCGCCCTTGGACAGCGAGTAGCCGACGTCATCCTCGCAGTTGCGGTCGACCTTGATCTCGACCTTCACCTCGATGGCGTTGACGTTCAGGCGCAGGAAGCCGCCCTCGCCGTTCGCGCTGGAGTCGAAGCGCCGATCGCTGCCGAGCGCGATGGACATCGCGGACCACCGCTTGTAACTGCAGTAGTGGGTCAGGTCGGTCGCGTTGCCGATGATCACGCACGCGGCGAGGTTCTTTTCGATGGCGTCGATGTCGTCCATCGCCGATCCGTCGGTGAAGTTGCCGAACGCCCGGCTGTTGCCGGTGCGCAGCGTCCCCTCGACGGTGAGGATCGCCGTGTCGGTGATCGGCCGCACCTGGGGGAGCCAGGTCCGCAGCCCGACGGCGCAGACGCGCGACGGGGTGCCGCTGTTCTCGCGGTCGCCGGCCAGGAACACGAAGTCGCCCGTCACCCACCCGAGGGTCACACCCAGATCGGCGACGCTCGTCTCGATCTGACTGGTGTCGTAGTCGACCGTCGTCACCAGCGCGGCCGTCGCCGAGCGGAGCGCGTCGGCGTGCAGCGAGTCGGCGGCGACGAGGGGCATGCCCTCAACGAAGTGGTTGACGGCGCCGTTGCTGACGCTGAATGAGTCGTTGCCGAGCGTGCCCGGGTACGTGATGGCCGACGCCGCCAGCTCGCCCCAGCCCGACGCCAGCGCGCGGACCGACAGCATGTGGTGCGCCATGCGCATCGCCGAGGCCGCAGCGAATGCGACCGCGTTGAGGAACGCCGTCACGTTCGTGCGGGTGAGGGCCTTCGCCTTCGCCGACACACGGATCGGAGCGTTGATCTCCTGCCAAGGCATGTTGAACTTGAGCCCCGGCGACACGGTGCTGTTGGACGCCAGCCCCTGCGCGATCGTGAAGTCCTGCGAGACCGTGAACACGTCCTTGAGAACCTGCGTGAACGTGCAGAAGTCGCCGCCCCCGTCGGTCTTCTTGGGCATGGCCTTCCAGATCGCGCCCTGCTTCGCGGCGATCGAGTTCTGGACGGTCTTGTTGCTGAAGTACCGCTTCAGAATCCCGGCGACGGTGGTTGCGTTCAGTGCGGCGGCCATTGGCTAACTCCTGGTGTGTGCGTTCACGCGAGCCCCGCCTGTGCGACGAGGTACTTCATCAACTTCTCGGGGTCCTCGGGCTCATCACCCGTGGTCGGCGCGGCGTCGCGCGCGCTGCCGCCGATCGACGGCGTGTCGGCGCGCGCGGGAACGGCGGCGGCGGCCGGCTTCGCGGCGGGCGGCGCCCAGCCGAGCTTTTTGGCCGCGGCGATGCCCATGCCGGTCAGGTCGGCCTCGACGGCTGCCGCGGCCTTGTCCCAGCTGATCGCCTTGCCGTGCGTCGCGTGGTACGCGAGCATGTAGTCGGTCACCAGCGAGGCGCTCTTGGCCTGGTTGATGAGCGGGTATTTCGGCGACGCGGTGATCTCGCGCTGAATCTCGGCGACGCGGTTGTTGACCGTGGCCTGTTGCTCGGCGGTCTCGCGGTCAGCGATGCGCTTCTCGAGCGCGGTCAGGCGCGGGTTGTCGTCGGTCTCCACCGGCGCCGGCGCCTTGCCCTCGGCGATGCTGGCGTCGATGACGTCGTCGATGCTCTTGCCGTACTTGGCGAGCAGCGCCTTCGGGTTCTTGAGCAGGTCGGCGAGGATGTTCTCGTGACCCTGCGTCTCGCGGGCGGCGATCGTGGCCTCGCGTGCGGCCAGCTCGGCCTCCCGCGCTTCGTGCTTCGCCAGCATCGCGCGCACGCGGCGAGCGGTGACGTCGTCGACCGGCTTGTCGGCCTCGGCCGGAGGCGTCTCACCTTCGACGGGCGGGGCGTCCGTGGTGGGCGACGTTGCGGGCGTGCCGTCGGGCGGGATTGCCTCGGTGGCGGCGACCGGCGGCGTCTGCACGACATCCGCGCCGGCGGCGTCGGCGGCTGCCAGTTCGGCCGCTACGATCTGGTCGAGCGACAGTTCGACAGGCGCGTCCGTGACCGCCGCTGCCGGCGTTGCCGCTGGTGTCTCGGTGCTGACGTCCACACCCAGGCACCAGCGTCACGCGGGCGGGCCGCTACTGCGGCAGCTGGACGTTGCCCGGCGGCGGCACGGCGCCGGCCTGGATCGCCCCCATTTGGTCCATCGGTGCCGCCGCCGGCGGCGGGGCGGCTCCTGGCGGTGCGCCGGGCTGTAGCGGCGTCGGCTTCTTGCCCTCGGCGCGGATCTTCAGCTCGCGCAGCTCGTCGACGTAGCGGCGGGCGAGCGAGACGTTCTTGCGCGGCAGCTTCTCCACCTCGGCCATCGCCAGGTACACGGCGGCGGTCTTGATTGCGATCTGGTAGTTGCCCACCGCGAGCTCGTCGGGGTGCTTCGCCTTCCCGTCGTACAGCATCGCCTCGAAGTGCTGCGAGAACATGACCTGAATGCTGTTCTCCAGCGTCTGCTCGCTCTCGACGTCGAGGTCCGACATGGCAGCGCGGGCGCGGTCGACGTCCCACAGCTGCGATTCGAGCATCTTCAGGATGAAGTCGAGGCGCGCCGCGGGCGTGAGCGGCAGGAACCCGGTCGGGTAGATCGTGACCTTCTTCTTCTTGAGGTCGGCGATCGTCTTCTTGAAGTCCACGACGTCGATGCCCTTCGGCCCCTCGGCCTCCACCTCGTATTCGCCACCGTCGGCAACGATGTCGGCGGCCATCTCGACGACGCGGTTGAAAATCTCGACGTGCGGGTTCTCCCAGGCGCGCTGCGCGTAGATCTGAAGGCGCAGGTTCTGTGACTCCATCGCCTCCCGCTGCGCGACGCCCGATTCCGTGCCCGCCGCCTTGTTCCCCTCGCTGGCGTTCTGCGAGATGCCGGCGAAGCCGTACATGTTCGCGATGAGCTGCGCTTCCTCGGTGAAGAACTGCGGCGGCAGGTAGTTCCACACCAGCGCGATCGGCGGCTTGTCGGTGAAGTCGATCACACTGGCGATGTCGTTGGTCAGCTGCGTCTTGTCGATGTTGCTGCCGCGCTGGATGCCGATGTGCGGCCGGCCCATGAGCTTGCGCGCCTTGCGCTTGACCCACTGCATGTGGTTCAGGTCGACCTGCATCGTCTCGAGGAACGACGCGAGCGACGTGCCGCCGAAGCCCACCATGAACGGCTCCCAGATGACGAACGTGTAGGGCGTCCAGGTCTTTTTGTACGGCTCCATCAGCAGGCGCTTGCCGGCGTCCGACTCGATGACGATGCCGTGCCACCCGTCGTCGGTGTCCTTCGTCGTGCGCGCCGCGTAGCACTCGCGCACCAGCACCATGTCGGTCGACCCGCCGTTCTCCGTCGGGATGGTGTCGGCGGCGGCGATGATCCCTTTCGCCTTCGGGAAGCGCGACATCAGCACCGCCTTGGACACCCCGCGGCGCCGGAACATCTTGCGGGGCCGGCCGCTGCGCGCGGCCATGTAGTCCCACGACATCTCGCCGGGCAGCACGCGCTCCAGCACGACCTTGCGCGCCACCTCGGTGTACGCGATGCAGCCGAACCGGCACACCTCGCCGTCGAGCAGCGCGGCGCCCATGATGTCGTGCAGGCTCGCCTCGGCCGACCAGCCGTCCAGCCACTGCGTCGCGGACTTCGCGCGGCGCTTCTGGTCCTGCGTGCCGTTCGTCGTCAGGAAGCGGCCGCGCACCTTCGCTCGGGCCAGCATGGCGTGCGCCGTGTTGACCACCGCGCGCAGCACGTTCCAGGGGCTGATTTGCGTCGGGCCGGCCGTCCCGAGCGTCGGGCCGGAGGCCGACAGGAACGTGCCGCTGTAGGGCTGCAGGTCGGTGATGGGCCGCTGCTCGAACATGCGCATCAGGTCGAGGTCGCGATCCAGGTCGAAGCCGATCTGCTGCTGCTCGTCGATGGCGACCGACTCGTCGAGCATCGCCTTTGCGCGGTCGTCGGGCGAGCCGACGAAGTCCTTGGACGTCCAGTCGCTCACTGGGCCGCCTTGTTCTTGCGCGGCGTGGCCTTCTTATCGGGGAACCACCGCGGCGACAGGCGCTCCAGCAGGAACTTCGGATCGCCCTCGTCGTCGGGCTCCTCCGCACCGATGCGTTCGTCGTCGAGCGCCTCGGGCGACAGGTTGACGGCGATGGGACCGCGCGCGCCGATCTTGACCGGCGCGGGGCCGAGGTCCAAGGTCAGCTTGTCGGTCTGGTAGCGCGTGACGCCGTGGGCGCGGAGGATCTGCAGGAGGGCGGACAGCGGCTTGCCGTGCACACTGGAGCACCGGCGTCACGTCAGTCACCCCAGGGCGATCCCGGCTCCATGTCCTGCCCATCGCGCTCCCGCACGTCCGGCATGTCATCGAACGACGGTTTACGGGCGCGGCGCAGGGCGGCCTTGAGCCTCATTTCGCGCCGCTCGTCGTCGCTGGGCGGCAGCTCCTCATCGTCCTCCTCCCAGTGCCGCGCGAGCCGGTAGCCGTACAGCACGGCGTCGATGATGTCGCTGTGGTAGCTGTCGTCAAACACGAGGACATTCTTGGCGCGCGCGTCCGCGTCCCACTGCACGATGGCGCAGTCCTCGGCGAACACGCTGTCCGTTGGCGCCAGGAACGACCCGGTCAGCAGGGCGTCGTCCAGCAGCCCCACGTGCTCGGCCTTCCGCTGTTTGTCGGCCGCCTCGACGTTCAGGCCCCAACGGTTCTGCAGCTCGGCGCCGATCTTCTTGCCGAGGGCACCCAGGTCGCCGACGGTGCGCTCGGGGTTGAACACCTTCGTGAGCATCTTGAGCTGATTACCCAGCTCCGTGATGCCCTGCTTGCGGGTGATCAGTTCCTTGACCAGGTGTAGCCGGCGGTCGTGCGGCGCCCAGCCCAGCACACCGATCGCGTCGGCGTCGTCGAACCCGATGTCGAACACGAGGATGTAGCGCCACCCCGGCACCGGCGCGTCCTGACGATCACAGGCGTTGCGCTGGCGGTCGTAGTGCAGCGCCAGGGCGTCGCTGTCCGTCACCCACTGGCCGCGGTACTCACGGCGGTACGTCGCGTTGTCCTCCGACCAGCGGCGGCGCGCGCGCAGCTCGGCAAGGATGGCCTCGGGGTCCTTGCCCGACTTCGTCTTGAGATGCGGGTTGTTCCGCATGTCGAGGAAGAAATGCTCCCACGCGTGCCGCTGCTCGCCCTCGTCGGCCTCGTAGAAGTAGCCGGCCAGGACAGGCCCCGGCGTGCCGACCAGCGACAGCGTGCCGTCGTAGTCGAACAGCGACGGTTCGATGATGTCGTCGACCAGCGTCGTGAGGATGCTCGCGCGGATCGCCTGTACCTCGTCGATCGCCGCGCGCTTGATGCCGCCCTCGTAGCCGCGGATCTTCTCGATCTCCTCCTTGTCCTTCGCGCCGCCCAGGTAGATCACCGGCTCGTTCTCGACGTTCGGGAAGCGCATGAACGCCTCCGTTTCGTTGGGCACGCCGCCCAGCGCGTACTTGGTGTTGAGCTTCTTGAGCGTCGGCCAGATCAGGCGCTTAGCGTTCTTGAGCGTCGACGTCACGTACAGCTGATTCGCGTACGGCGGCTCGAGCGCGCCCTCGAGGTACCACGTCGCCAGCGCCACGGTGCCACCGGCGCGGCGTGTCTTGCGCAGCACCTTGCGCTTAGCGACGCTGCGGACGAACGCGAGCTGGTCCGGGTAGCAGACGGCGTCAGCGCGGAAGGCTGGCGCCCCTTCCCGCCGTGCGCGCCGTTCCTTCTCGGCGCGGAACGCTGCTACCAGCGGGTCAATTGGGGATCTTCCTGCGCAGGTATTCCATCGTCTCGGGAGGCGCGTCCGACAGGTCGATCTTCGTCGCCTCGCCGCCGTCGAGTTTCAGGCCCACCGCGCCGAGGTACACCTTGGCCGCTGCGGGCGCGGACTTCTTGCCGCTCTTGGCGTCCTCGCGCATCGCCGCGACGACCTTGCACACCTCTTCTGGCGTCTCCTGTTCCTGAATGGCTGCGCGTAGTTGCGCTAGGTACTTGTTTACGCCAGTAGGGTTGCCACTCTGACCGGCCTTCCACCCCTCGGCGCCGGCCTTGAGGTTCGGGTGACCCGGCTGGCCGACGGTTGCAGCAGCCGCGGTGTCAGCCACGGCTACGCTTCCTGCGCCGAAGCCTGTTGAGACGCCGATTCGGCGTGCAGTACGGGCACTTCTCACCTCCGCACGTGGGCGTGAATGTCGGTTTGTCAGCCATCGTCGCGCACCTCATCCGGCTCGACCAGCGCCCGGATCGCCGGCACCGCACGTGCCGCCGCGAGCATCTCCTTGACCTCTCCAGGTGCCGCCAGCGCTCGCTCCAGCAGCGCGAACACCAGCACCAGCGTCGTCGCGTCGCAGGCTGCCACCAGCGCGTCCACGTGCGTCTGGGGGGCGTCGTGGTATCGCGTCTCGACGGCGGCGACCAGCCGATGCACGGTCATGCGTCCGAGACCCGTGCGGCGCGACAGGGAGCGGTTGCCGACGCCAGCCGCGTACAGCGAGTAGACGCGATGCTCGCTCGCCCAGCGCTCTTGCTCTTCGAGCGACGACAGCTCGCCCAGCCGCTTGAACCGCTGTCCCTCGTCGGTCAGCCGCGCTAGCACTGCACGCCGCGCTTCGAGTCGGTCCGTTGCTGACGCGCGAGCGAACGCGCGCAGGCCGTCGAGCAGCTTGCCGCTGCCGCGGTTGCCGACCTTGATGCCGCCGGCGCCGTCGTCGTAGTCGAGCGGGCGCATGCCCTCTCGTTCCAGGCGCTTCTCCCAGGTGGTGGTGACGCCCTTTTCGGTCGCCACTTGCCCGCGAAACACGAGGTACGCGGCGGGCGCGGTCATGGCGGCCTCGGGCGCATCACCAGCCCGCGTCCCTCCGGGCCCTCGACGCGAACTATATCCCACAGCCGACCCCGCTGCTCGAATACGCCAAGCTTCGACGAGATGGCGAACGCTCGCCCGCCACATTGTCTCGCGATGGTCGTCACCGACGAGCCGATTCCGTTTGACGTCACCTGCAATGGCGACGCGAATACCCGAAGGCACGCCCGCCGCATCTGGTCCCGCGTGTACCGCGTCAGGGCCGACCCGCTCACTCGACGAATCGTCTTCACGATCTTTCGGGCGACGCGCAACTTCAATGCGTCGTTCCCTTCGCCTCGGCCTCAGCTTCCGCTGCGATGTCGGCGATCGGCCGCAGCGCAACGCCCGCCTCCAGGTCGGTGCGCGCACCCTCGTACCCTTCGACCAGGCCCTGGCGGAACCCCTCCCAGTAGACCGGATCGTCCTTGTGCTCGCCCGTCTGCTCGAGCGCGATGCCCAGCGCCTTGTCGCGCTTCGACAGGCCGACGCCCATCTGCACGGCGGCCAGGCACTCGTCGATCTCCGCTCGCGACATCTGCCCCTCACCGAACGCGGACAGCAACGCGGCGAGGTTCTTGAACCGGGGCGGCCTGGACTTCGGTCGCGGGATGCTCATCGGTGCGTGCTGATAAGTTGGCACCACCGCTATTCCGTTGTCAAGGAACGACCGTAGGGCACACCCCGAGCTTTGGGTTAAGAACCAGACCCGTACGCTGTTGGTTGCAGAGGTTCATGCTGCTCGTACGCCGATCTCCCCGTGAGCTCGTCCACCGACTACCTGCCGCCTCCGAACGTCTCGGGCGACTCTCATCGGGGGCACGGGCGGCGACACGCCGCTGTCTACGTCTCGGTTCGCCGTGCGGCTGCCGAGCCGGGCCACCTCTGCCGGGCTTGCGCGTTCGGACGCGCCCGCCAAGCAGCTATGTCGTTGCCCTATCCACCCCCTTCCTCGAAAGCCTCTGAATCTCCGTCGCGATCTTGTGCTGCGTTCGCGACTGGTAGGCAGTTCGGTTGTTGGCGATGTACGTCTGGACCCGCGCCTTGACGCGCTCGGCGGCGGTAATCTTGGCCGGGAGGTAGTTCCACCCTTCCGCGAGCGCTTGCCCGACCTGGCTGTCGGTCATCGCGTCGCGCAGCTGCCCGGCAACACGCACAGCCTCATTGGGTAAAAGGCTGCGACGCACGATCACGCGGCGGCCGCTGTCGTAGATCCGGTACACACCGAACGCGCGCGTCACGTCTTCGGCTCCCCAAGGGGTGCGTCGAGGCGGGCGAGCGATTGGGCGATGGCCGCAGCCGCGCCCCAACCACTGGCGTCGTTCGTGTCGCGCGTCTCCTGCTCCATGGCCAGGACCGCGCGCATCTCCGCGTCCAGGCGATCGGCAAGGGAGCGCAGGGCGGTGGCGGCCTTGTGATGCACGGGAACGACGTGGTAGTCGTGTGCGCACTCCAGTAGCCTGGCGGCCTCGTGTAGCGTCTCCCTCGCTGTCATGGTCGTTCCCCGTCGGGCTTGCGCGTCTGTCCCACGGGCGGGGGTTCTCATTGCGTGCGCTTGCCTTTCGAGATGCCGTGATACTTGGCTGCGAGGGCGCGCTGCAATTCCTCTACGGGGATACCGTTCTGGAATCCGCACGCCGCCATCGCCCATCCCAGTTCGTCGAGCCACGGGCCAACGCCGAGACGGGTGGCCGCCTTCACAAAGACCGAGCAGAGTTCCTTCGCAAGGGATTCGCTCGTGTAGTCGCCGTCGGGCCGTAGCAACTCCTGGGTTCGCTTCAACTCGCCCTCAAGGCTGGCGACCTCGGCGGTCAGCCGCGCAATCGTTTGGTCATCGCTCATCGGATGTCCCCGTCGGGCTTTTTAGGGTCGTATCCCGTGGGATGGCCAGCGGGGTTAGACCCTACAGATTCTTGCTGGGTCGAAGTCGGCTCAACATCCGGCGGGGTCGAAGCGAGGGAGCGGATGCGAAGCCCGAGCTTGCCTAGGTTTTCGGGAATGCCGACGCTCCAGTCGATATCCCAGGAGAACACCTCCTGTGCGCACGCCTCCACCGTCTTCGCATCAAGCCCACCGGCTAAATTCCCACTTCGACCCAAAACCTCAGGTCGGGATAGACGGTCAGCTTCGATGGCGGCGGTGATTGAGTCGCAGTACTTCGTGTGCCCGAACCGTTCGCCACACGAGTCGCCTAGGGCGTCGTGCGCCACTTCCCTCGCCGTCCGTACCGGGTCCAGCGTCGGGGGTTGGGACGCGATGGCGGTGCGGTAGGCGGCGAGGGCGGCGGTCGCAACGTCGTGTGGGTCGCAGATTGATCCTCGACGCGCGCCGCGCCGCGGAGCCCACTCGCGTTCGATTCGCTCCAGCGCTTCTACCAGGCCCTGTTCATGGTGGGTCATGGGGCCTTTCGGGGGTGCGCGGCGGGTTTAGCTTGCGCCAGCAGCGAGCGCATAGCAGCCGGGGAAGTCCGATGCCGCATAGCCAGCACATCACGTCACCTTCCGGTCTTGGTTGGTCGAAGTCGTTGCGATATCCGGTGGTGCACCGACCGATTCCAGTGCGTATTCGACGCAGTCACGGCACGGCCTGTCACCCTCGGCGTTGATGCAGTCCGCGAAGTTGTGCACGCTGGATGGATTCCCACTTCGACCAGAAGAATCTTCCATCACGTCTCCCCGCGTTGGGGGCTCGGGTTGGCTAGGTTGCGCTTGGTGCATTCGGCGAACCCGGTGTCTCGGAGCATCTCCTTAAGCTCCTCCGGTGTTCCTCGCGCGCCGCACAGTCGGCACACGAGCTTGACGCCTTCGCGCTTGAAGCGATGCCCGCTTGCCAGTTCCGCCTCGGCCACGCTCACGGCTGCCTGCCTTTCGTTGCGTTCCCGGGGGTGCGCCACGGCATGAAGTTGGACGGGTAGCGGCGGCGAACTTCGGCCGCGCGCTGGAACTCGCGGATCGCCTTCGCCATCCGTGACTCACCCCAGAACTCGAACGGCACAGGCGGGCAGTGGCCCGGGATGTGTACGGACATTCGGTTACACATCGGTCGTTCCTTTCGCTGTCGCCGTCCCGGGGGCTGGGTGAAGGCTGCGACCGGCGTCACGACAAGCCTCGGAGCAATGGACCGGCCCCGCATTCCAGTTCTTTCCGTCCTTCGCGTACCACGCACGGGTTTTCACAAGATCAACGCTTCGCGTCCCGCACCAACTCGCGCACACGCCTGATTCCTTGGGTCGAGACGGGGTCGTATCAGGTGGGGTCGGGGCGAGTGCGCATCCATTCGCGTGACAGTACGGGCCATCGTAGGCCATACCAGTGCACTTCCGCTTACACGTCGGGCACGTCCAATCGACGCGGTTTCCCCGCCCCACGGGGCTGACCAGTCTGGCCGCTTCGGCGGCGCCTAGACACGCCTCTGTGCAATACGACCGATTGCGTCGGCTCCAACTCTTCACGCCGAGCGGCTTCCGGGCTTGGCCCTGGCCACACCAGGTTTCGCACTTCGCTGGCGTCCCGCTGGATGCGGCGCCGGCTCCGACCAAAAGATTCTTAGTGGTCGAATCCCCTGTCTCATCCACCGGTTCCGGTAGCCCTGGAGATGCGGGCCCAAGGGCAGCCGTGGCGATTTGCACAGGCTCGCCATAGGTGACGTAGTCGAAGTGGTCGAGGGCGGCGATGCGCTCCAGCGCTCCCCGTAGTCGCTCTGCCTCGGCACGGGCTGCGTCGGCATCGCCAAGAAGCCTTGCCACGGTGTCCCGTAGCCCATCCCGCTCCCTAGTGAGGCTGGCGACCTCAGCTCGCAAGCCAGCGATTAGGCATGCGTTCGCACCGTCCGGTACACCGGCGTGGAGGGCCTTTGGCTGACCGCAGGAACAGTCGGTCTCGTCTCTCATCGTGTCCTCCAGATTCCTCGCCCCGCATCTAGGCAGTGGGACTGCCGGGGATGTTCGGGGGCTGGCTCGACGGCCGGTGTGAATTCAGCGTCGTGGTAGTTCATCGCCGTCGCGATTGCCTTCTCTGACATGCGAGTCCCGCCGCGCATGGGCTGCTCGTACGTCCCCACGATACGCACCGACGTCTGCGCGGCAGCGACGATGACCAGCCCGTTCTCTCGACGGTGGCGGTACGACTCGAACGGATCGGCGTCGGTGAGGCGGTCGTAGTTGATCCAGTTGCGCCCGTCCCCGCTGACCTCCCGCTGGATAGGCCCCGGGGTTCGAACAACCACATCAGGCTGCGGGGGAGCTGCGTCGAGGAGGGTGAAGCTGTTCCACGAAATCATCGCATCGGAGAACGAGCCCGGGTGCCCATTTGAATCGATGGCTTCCCACCTGCCGCCCGGCGTTTTATTACCGGTGAACGTCCACTGCTGTGTTTTGCACCACGTGAAACGCTGGCCAGCCTTCCACGGTGGACCTCCCTTAGCGGGCTCAGCGTCCTGGGGTCCGAGGTAGACCCAGTTGGTGACGGGGCTGAGCATTAGCCGCGACCACCCCCACCATCCATTGTCGAATCTCGCCACGGGGCCAGTGGTTGCCCCGGGCTTGTCGGGCTCGATTTCCACGACCTTCGCCGACTGGATGGTTCCCTCGATGGTCCAGAACTGCCCTACCTCAACTCGTGTCGGTCGCTCACTCATCTGAACCTCCCCGATAGCTGCCGTCCTCGTTGATTAGCCCGCTGCGAACCATCTCGGCGAACCGCTCCTTTGGGTCAATCTTCGCTACGTCCTCCAAGATGCGGCGAGCCTGCCCCGCCAGGTCACCGTCGGTTTCCCGTCGAGTGAAGTAACCGAGTATCCGACGACGTGTCGTGTGGGCGAACGGCTGGAGGATGGCGTTGATTGCCTCCAGGGCTGTTACCTCGGGGTCATCGGCCATCTGATCCTCCTGGGGCTTCGTCATGCCGCCGCCCGTTTCGCCGCGCCCGGCATGTTGGGCCACGCCGCTCGCGCCCGCGCCGCGCAGCTGCCGTCGCCCGCGCATTGCGTCCCGGCCTCGAACTTGAGCCCCGCCTCTTTCTGTACCTGGGCGATCGCGAGCCGCAGCGCGCACAGCCAGCAGCAGCCGTGGCCGCGCAGCCAGAAGCGCAGCTCGTGCATCCGGCACAGGCGGTCGGCCTCGGCGTGGTCGGGACGCACCGTCATGCGGCACGCTCAGTCGCCCGTATCAGCCGGTACGTCAGCGGCGCGTCGCCGACACCGTCGCGCCACTCGGGCGCCTCGGCGTCCATCGTCGCGCACAGCTCGTCCCAGCGCGGAATCAGCGCGGACCAGCGCGGCCCCACGGCGGCCATCTCGCCTAGCCGGTGCCGCCATTCGGGCACGGCCTCAAGCAGCAGTCGGCAGCGACGGAAGTCGGCGGGGTCGAACGGGACGGCGCGGCGAAATACACCGTCGGTCAGCGGTAGCCCGGTCATCACTTCGAAAATGGTCTGGGAGCTTGTGCCGCGCTCGCCGGTGCGCAACCACGCGACAGCGGCATTTGGGATGTCGAAGATCATGGCTTCCCCAGCGGCGCGATCGGAATCCCCGCGCGCAGCATCGGTGTGAGGCCGATCCAGCACGCCGCGCACGTGTGCCGCCCGTCGGCGTCCACCATCGACGCGACGTACGTCGTGGAGTCGCACTCGACGCAAGGCTCTGGCTTCATGTGACGTCCCGTTCGTAGATCCACGCGATGATGTCGCCGTACCTGAGGCCGAGCACCGTGTCGGGATACTCGCGGTCCTTGATCGTCGCGATGACCTCGCGCTGCACGTCCGCGAGCCCCGGGTACACCACGTCGATCAGCGGCGACCGGTGCTTGCGCAGACGGACCACGCGCTCACCCATCGACGCCGACCTCGTCCCGCGCCAGCATCGACGCGAGCGTCGCCGGGTGCAGTGGCGCGCGGTTGTTCGCGATGATGGCGCTCTGGATTCGCTTCGCCTTCGCGCCCGTCAGCCGCCAGGCGTTGATGCCGTACCAGCCAAGCCAATGCACGCCGCCGAGCTGGCACATGCCGCTCGCCTTCCGTCGCTCATTGAGCCCGCGCAGGCGCTTAAACTGCGCCTTGGTGCAGCCGTTTGGGATCGGGATGCCGCTCTCCTTCAGCCACCGCAGCTGCTTGACGGTCGCGCGATCTTCGGGGCGGATGTTCCGCCACGCCGGCTGCATGTGCGCCACGCCGGCGAGTTCGAAGATGCTGCGCACGCGCCCCTTCGACGACTTGGCCTTGCGCGCGACCGCTGCCGCCGCGAACGCGCGCTTGCGCTCGTCGACGCGCGCCTGGGCCTGTGCGACCGCGGCGTCTACGTTGCCGCCCTCTTTCTGTAAGATCTTCTTGGCCTCCTTGCGCACGTCGTCGGGCATGGCGCCGGCCAGCAGGTCAAGCGGACCGACGACGCTGTGGCGCTCGCCGTTGCAGACGAGGTCGTACCAGAGCGCCCGGGGCTTCGGGCTCGCGGCGATCGCCGCCGCTCGAGCCTCGACGGTCGGCAGGTCGCCGATGCCGGGCCCGTCAGTCCCGTCGTCCCACATGCGCGTCGCTCGCCCCACCCGCTGCATGACGCGCAGGCGGCTCTTGGACTTTGCCGTATCGACGATGCCGTCGAGCGTCGGATCGTCGTGCCCTTCCGTGTAGATGTTGCAGTTGACGAGCAGCTTGATCTCGCCGGCGCGGTGCCGCTCCTCGATGCTCCGCTTCTCGTCGTCGTCCATCGTGCCGTCGACGGACGCGGCCAGCCCGGGCACCAACATGTTGAGCGCGGCCGACAGCGTGTGCGCCGTCTTGACGCCCGGGGTGAACACGATCAGCCGCTTGTCGCGCGCGTGGTCCAGGATGGCGCGCGCGATGCGACCCGCCTCCTGCGCCACCGCGTCGTCGAGTTGCGTCGGGTCCAGGTCCTTGCCGCGCAGGTCGATCTTGTCGAGGTTGACGTTCGACTCCAGCGGCACGTAGTCGACGGGCGTCAGCCACGCGTCGCTGGTCGCCGGGATGATCTCGTAACGGTGCGCCACCGAGTCGTACACCGACCCCATCGCCACGCCGTCGCTGCGATCGGCCGTCGCCGTCACGCCCAGCAGCTTCGCGTGCGGAAACGCCTCGTAGATCTTCCGGTAGCTCGGCGCCGTCGAGCGGTGCGCTTCGTCCGTGATGATGAAGTCGATCGTGTCCTTGAATCGTTCGGCGAACCGCTTGAGCCGATCGCCCTTGAGCGTCTGCACGCTGCCGACAACGTACGGCGTCCCGAATGCGGTGCGCTCGGCCTTCTCGACGCCGACGAGCGCGCCGGTAGCGAGCTGCAGCTTCTTGTGCGCCTGTCGCGCCAGCGTGTCGCGGTGGACCAGCACCAGACCGTTGCCGCGCCGCTTCGCCTGCATGCAGAACAGCACGGTTTTCCCGAGGCCGGTCGCTTGCACGATGAGCGTCGATCGGTGCTGGGCTAGCTCGCGGTCGATGCACAGGTCGGCGTCGTTCTGATACGGGCGCGGCGTGAACGCCCCCGCGCGCACGGGCTTGTCGAAAAAGCCGGTTTGCTGCGGCGCGACGGTCACGCCGCCCGCCCCTTCGGCAGCTTCCCCGCCAGCGCGTCGGCGTACGGCACCAGCTGCCCGTTGACGAAAACCGCCGGCGCGCTCGGGTCGCGTAGCTCCCGCGGCACGCGAGAGTCCGCGGCCTTCATCAGTTCCGCCGGCACGTGGCCCTGCGTGTGGCAGACAGGGCAGTCCGCCGTCAGCTTGGCGATTGCCTTGCACCAAGGGCAGATCGCCGCCGGCCTCATGCCCCGCGCCCACGCGGCGAAGCGATGCACCTCGGCGTGAAACTGCTGCGCCTCGGCGTTGTCTCCGAGCCGCGTCGCAGCCGACTGCGCCGCAATCAGGTGCTTGTTTATGGCGTCGAGCGTCGACTGCCGATACGCCGCCGCGCCGCACGTGCCCTCGACGTCATCGAACGGGACGCCCAGCAGATCCAGGTTGGGAGAAAATGCCGGCTCCTCCGCGGTAGCGGCCGGCGCGCCAGACGACGGGGGGGCGGCCCCGTCCGCGGAAGACTTTGCGGCGCTCCGCTGCTCGGCCTTTCGGACGGCAGCGGTCGATACGCCGGCGTCGCGCGCGACGGCCTTGCGGGCCTCCGCCGTGACGCTCTGCGTGGGTGGGACAGTTGTCCCACCTTGGGCGGTCAGCAGCTGCTCCTTGGCGCGCACCGCGCGGGCGAGGACGTCGCTGCGAAGGTCGGCGCGGCGGTGGACGTTTTCGCTCGCCTCCAGGTCGGCCGCTTCGACGTCCGTGCACTCGCACAGGCGCGCCCACAGGTGCGTCGCCTTGAGCGTCATCAGCGCCGCCATCCGGTCGCGCCCACAGAGCAGCACCTTTCCCGGCATGCGCACCGTCGGCGCATGGATCAGCTCGTCGCCGTGCTCGCGGATGTTCGCGGCTAGGTCGGTGACGTGCGCCTGCTTGGACCGGCGCCGAACCTCCGCGACGTCCATGTTGACCGACGAGAACTTGACCCTCTGGTACCCGAGCCAGCGCATCAGATGCCTCCTTCGAGCCCGTACCCCGCCGACAGCGCGCCGAGCACCAGGCCCAGCACCGCCGCGAGCGCCAGCACCGCCACCGCGCCGCCGACGGAACGCCACCGCGCGCGGCGCCGCTCGATCGCCAGGAAGTCGGCCCACGACATACCGGCGATCACGACGACACCACCCGTTTTGCGTCGTCTAGCGGGTGATAGTCCGCGGGAACCTTCAGGTACGTCCGCCAGTCGGTGAAGTTCTTGCCGTCCCAAAAGCCCCATGTGCGGCGGCGCGGGCCGGACAGCACCAGCGTCCACGCCACGCCGAACACCTTGACGATCCGGTGCGTGTGCTCCGCCGATCGCAGGCGCGCCTCACCGGGCATGAGATTGGAGAACTTCGCACCGCCGCCCGCGTCAGCGACTTCCTCGGTGTACCCGCCGCTCAGACAGAGCGTCGCGAAGTCCCACGGGTGATCGTGCGGGATGCGCTCGCGGTCGGGGCGACAGAGCTTGTGCAGCATCAATTGCCAGCCGCGCACCTCGGGCCCGACGTAGAACCTGCGCAGGTACAGATCGCCACCGTGGTCGATGTCGCGGTGCTTGAACACCGCCCGAAGCACACGCTCTACGATCACGACTTCACGACGACGGTTGCGATCAGCGCACAGTCAGCGCGCAGCTCGACCGACGAGCGATCGGCCAACGCCCCGGCCTCGTTGGGCGTCTCGACGGTGAGCTGCGTCCCCTCCGGCAGCCGCAGCAGCCGCACGAGGTCGGCGTAACCGAACTCGTAGCGGTGCTGGATCCGTTGCTCAACCGTCGAGATCCGCGTGATGCCCTTGAACCGCGGCGCCCGCTTCACGCGCGCACCGCCCTGGCGACCGGGTCGCCGAACATCGCCAGGACGTCGGCCAGGGCTTTGCGGTAGACCCACAGCGCGCGGGCGCGACGGCGTTTTCCGGTGACTACCGGATTTAGTCCGGGAGATCTCGTACGCATGGAATCACCTCCGAGGTTCGTGAGCAGGAGACGCGCCCGCATCCGACAGCACGCGGGTTGTGAAGCTCGAATGCGGGTCAGGTCTGCGGACGCGTCTTCCGATCACGAACTCGAGCTTCACGAATACAGCTTTGCTCCCGCGCGGCCGAGCTTGTCAACTTCCTCATGTGCTGGCCGTTCACTTTTTTGTGCGGCGCGGCGCGGACCCCGGCGCGGCTCCATCATCGCGGCGACCGCCTTGGCCGTCTCGGCGCGCGATCGGTGCAGGTAGCGCTCGGTCGTTCGCAGCGACGAGTGTCCCAGCACCTCCTGAATCATCGTCGCCTGGGCGCCGCGCGCGTCCGCCAGCGACGCGAACGTGTGGCGGCAGTCGTGCGGGACGATCCGGTTGTCGCCGGCCGCAGCAGCCGCATCGACACCGGCGAGCTCGCACGCTTGGCGGAACCAGTCCCGCAGCGTCTCCTGCCCCCATAGCCGCGCCTTGCGGTAGTGGGTGAACACGTACGGCGTCGTCGGGTGCGGCGGAACGTCGGCGACCGCGCGCATAGCCCGGCGGGTGAGCGCGACGACGCGCGGCCGCTTGCCCTTCGTCTCGGCGCCGGCCAGCGCCACCGTCCCGTCGAGCCCGATCCGATCGCGGCGCAGTCGGCGCGCCTCGTTGAACCGCATGCCCGTGTCGAGCAGGACCGTGATGAACGCGCGCGCCGTCACGCGCTGGTGCTCCCAGCGCAGCGAATCGGCGGCGGCGATCAGGGCGTCCACCTGATCGGGCTGCAACCACGTCTCGCGGCCGATGCGCGTTCGGATGCGCTTCGCCTTGCGCAGCGGGTTTTCGTGCAGCAGGCGCTCGTCCACGCCGAACCGGAACATCTGGCGCGCGCGGGTGAGCGCAAGGTTGATGGTCGACTGCAGGTAGCAGCGCCCGTACCGCGTGCGCGTCTTGAGCATGCGAATGCGGTGGCGGTCCCAGTCGGCGGGCGTCAGGTCAGCGCACGGCACGTCCCAGAAAGCGAGCAGGAACGGTTTCAGCTCGGCGCGAATCTGTCGCTTCCGACGGCCCGGCGCGAGCGACGACTTGAACGCCAGCCACAGCCGACCGACGGTAAGCCCATCCGTGCCGCTGACTGGCAGCGTCACGCCAACGGCACGCGCGATCCTTCGCAGCAGTTCTGCGTTGTCCTCGTCCACTCATCGCCCTTCCGCCCCCTATGCGTGCCATCACGCAACGGAGAAACGATGTTGAGGTGCTTTGTTACTAACTATTCGTGCGCCACGTTACCGGCGCGCCTACCAATTACTCACGGATAGATTCTCTTCGGCGTGAAGCCTGGAATCTCGAAGTACGCCTCTTTTCTG